CTGCGACCAGCCCGCCGTCGGCGCGGTCGCCGGGTCCGTCGTCGTCGCATACTCCGTCACCGTCTCAACGATCGCAGCCGACCCATCCACGATCTCCGCGACGGTCACCTGCACCGCCGTGGAGGGCGCCGAGAAGTTCGGGTCAGGCGTCCCATCCTGCGCACGCGCCCGATCGTACGACCGGGCCGACATCGCTACCGCAGTCCCGGCCGGGAACCCCGCCACGAGCAGAGACCCTGCCGCGGTCAGCCGACCAACAGGCTGCCCCTGCGCTAGGACCTCGATACCACCCATGTCCTCAGGGATGTCCCCCTGAAGCGTCCCATCCCACGCGGCAAGAATCTGTCCATTCGACGTTGAGAAGTCCAGCCCGGCAGGGATCGGCGGCGGAGTTGTGTCCCCCACCCACTGCGCCACACCAGCCGGGCCAGCAGCCGGGCCCACGACCGTCGTCACGTCGTTGTCCGGATCGGACAGGTCCGAGTGGAAAACCTGCGACCCCGACGGGGCGGTGAGATTCTGTTTCGCACTCAGAATGAGGTCGGCCACCGCCTGCTCATGACGCTTGAAGAGATTCGTGTCCTGCATCACAGCACCTCCATCGTGCGGGCATCCATCACCGCGGTCGTCAACGTGCACATCTGATCCCCGGAGTTCCCGGCCATCTCCAGCACCCGCAGCTTGTACGTCGCGTCGGGGAGGTTCGGGAACCCCCAGAGGGTCAGCTGCGCCTCATCCCCCGGCCATACCCGGTTGATCGGGTTCGACCCGTACTGATCCACCTCGATCTGGAGCTGCGCATGCACGTGCTGCGCCGCCGCCAGCGCCGCATCCGCATGGGACTGGAGGAGCGCCTGGTTATCGGTGGACGTGTCCGAGAGCACCTTCTCCCGGAACAGACGGTCCGTGGGCAGCTGGGAGGACTGCGAGACGGCGATCAGAGTGCCCGCATCCGTGCCCGACCCGTTCGCATACACCCGGTCAGCGACCGTCGCCGCGGACCGTTTCAGCGTGACCTTCTGCACGTCGCCACCAGCCTGGCCCGCACGCCACCCCCACGACCACACGATCTGCTGCTCGATCGTCGGACGCCCCGCGTAGAACGCCAGCCGCACCGTCCGGTCATCCACCGTCTCCGGGCGCAAGTCCATGTCCGGACCGCCCGTGACGTTCGACAGGTTCGTGAGGAGATGCTGCACGTCGATGTTCTGCAAGTCGTAACCCGTGACGCTGCGCGTGTGAGCGTCGTCGGCGGCCGCCGTGTACTCGGCCGGAAACCGGACCGGGGGGAGACACTGCGGCTTGTCCTGGAGAGCCTTCATCTCCCGTGTCCCGATCGTCCCCAGCTCGAACCCCTTCGCCTGCCAGGTGGAGGACCGGATCGCGTTCGTGTCCCCTCGCAGTTGGTTCTGAACCGCCGACTCCTGGATGAGCAGCAGCCGGGCGAGGACCGCCTGCGACGAGGTGACCCCCACCGAGATCGATTCGTCGTCGTTGGACGTGTCCCCGAGCTCGCACATGAGACGCGGCACACCATCCTGCTCGGCGAGAACCCAGTTGTCGCCGGGCATCAGCAGCTCCGACTTGTCACCCAGATCATCGAACGCGGCCCACGGGAAGCTCAGGGAGGTGACCTGCCCTTTGCCAAGATTCTGGGGATCAGACCCAATCTGAGCGTCCCGCAGCGAGATCGTCCACGAGAAGCCCACGTCGGGCAGCCGCCGCAGCTTCCGGCCCGTCAACGGATCGATGAGCCACAGCACCCAGCTCACTGCGCGACGCCCTTATCTACCACCTGGAAGATCGTGCCAGGAAAGATCAGCCCGCTATCGAGACCGTAGTGCTGCACGAATCTTGCCCCGGCACGCCACCAACGTCGGAACGCGAACGTGTGCGCCCCTTTCGTGACTGTGACCGGAATCTTCACATACCTGGTCTGCCAGTTCACGTCGTAGCCGATCTCAAAGGACACGAACTCGTTCCCGTCAAGCTGGAACCCGTACGCGCATGTTCCGATCGCTCCATTCTCTCCAGAAACGTTCGGCATGATCTCCATGTCCACATTCCGGTCAGTCGGAAAGTACAAGGAGGTTAGCCCAAGTATCAGCGGGTCCTGATACGCAACCCCGTTGAACGTGTCCGTCCAGGACCAGAGCACACCGAGCGACGCCCCGTAGGGAATCGAATAATCGATGTTTCCGTACGGTGTCGCCTGCGAGGTGGTGGACGCGCTCTTCGGCACCGTGAAGCTCGCCAACCGCACGGCGATCCCCGCCGGGGCGGCGGGCTCCGTCGGGGATGCCGCCGGAGTACCCGACACGGCGACGAGCACCACCTGATTGTCCGCGTCGCCCGCAGCCGCATCATGCTGCACCGCGAAGATCGAGTCGATGCGCGGGTTCGTGGGATCGCCTGCCGCCACAGCCCCAGTCGTCAGACCATCCGGCACCGGGAAGATCACCGCACCATCCGCATCCGTCGCCGACCCGACCGCGATCGACGCCGGATCAGACCCCCGCGACACCTTGTACGTCAGGTTCGTAGACGACGTGCTGATCTTGCAGCCGCGCAGTACCCCCACACTGTATTCGGCCGCGTTGATCTGCCGCGCCGACGCCGTATCGAACCCCTTGTCGTTGGCGCGTTCCACGCCCCACCCAGTCGCCATGATGCTTCCTCTCAGATCCAAGTGTCGCGCACTCGCGCGACCACGTAGCCAGTTGATGCTTCCAGCGGGTGCAGTACCACCGGGAGAAGTCCCGGCGTCACCGATACCCCGTCACGCACCCCGGGCGGCACCGGTGCCCAACCCTGCCGGGACACCCCGACCGTGCGATCCACGCCGAGGACCAGAGCCCGCATGTTCCGACAGTCCAGGGTCACCGGGGCCGAGGCGGCCACCGGCTGATCCCACTCGAGAACTTCATCGCCCAGCTCCAGGCGGAATCCAGACGGGAAAGCCCCGACCGTCGTGAACATAGGCCAGGCTGGTGCGTTCCCCCCGTTGGTAAGCACGCCCACGTTCGACCCGTCGATACCCTCACCGCCGAACGTCACGGGGAAATCCAGGCCCGCGACCGTCTCACCATCCGGAACGAAACTCAGGCCCTTCCCCACCGCGGCGGACCCGGACAGGGTGACCTGCTGCTCAGCCGTCGAATAGATGCACGGGTCCGTGCACGTGACCGTCGCCGAGAACACCTCGCGAGTCACGAGCCGCTCCGGGAACTTGAACGAAACCGTCCCCGTACAGAACACGTCACCATTCACCGTCGTGCGCACCTGCTGCTGCGTGCCCTGCATCGCATTCAGCCGCGCATAAACCGCGAGAGCATCCTGATACTGCTCGAATTGGAACCCGAGAGCAATATCGAGAACACGGTCACCACGCAAGATCCTCTGCGGAGTGAAAGATCCATTCCCACTGGACCGTGCCGTGTAGTTCGTCTTGTCCGCCGGAGTATCAAACAGGCCCGTCACCGACGAACACATCAGACCATCAATCAACCCATACGTACCGAACCGCACTTCACCAATCGACAGGAAATCGGTCATACCAGCCTCAATCTCTGAGCCAACGCCACCGACATCTGATCAACCGCCGTAGCCGGATCAAAGTTCCGCGTGTCAACATGCATATTCACGTTCACACCGGAAGCACCAGCACCAGCAGTCCCAGCCACACCGACGACCGGAGAGCTGGCGGTGAAAACTCCTGAAATTCGGCTCGAAAGATCACGTGCAGCATTCAGCACAGAGTCAGCATCAGCAGTAATACCAACACCAACGCCCTGTGCAAGGAATCGCCCAACCTGGTCACGCATCACCGTTGACGGGGAATGGATTCCGAAGAACGATTTGATGCCGTCCGTGATCGTGTGCGCAAATCCCTTGATCTGGTTGAGCAGCCAGTCAGCGGCACCAGAGATCCCAGTCCAGATGCCCTTGACGATGTTCTTCCCAATGTCAACGACACCTGAGACGAGCGATTTCAGCCCATTGACAGCGCCCGAGGCAATCTGCCCGAATCCCTGCCATACTCGGTTCCAGTCGCCGGAGAAAATTCCAGCAATAACATTGACGACACCCTTGATGACGCCGGCAATGGCCTGCACGACATTCGTGACCGTTCCGATCACAGACTGCACCACAGGCAAAATAGCGTTGATGACAGGGATCAGCACACTAGTGATGAAGCTCGTTATTCCCGAGATAACAAACTGGACCACTGGCAGTAACGCTTGGATGAGCGTTGAGATCGTCCCTACCACGAGCTGCACTACTGGCATGAGTGCAGACACAAGGGTGGTGATGATTGGGGTGATGGCCTGTGCGATCGCCAACAAAATCGGGACTATGGCCTGAATGATTGACATTATCGGCGGGAGCAAAGATGTAATGATAGGCATCAACGCACTAATCAACTGTGTGATCAGTGGCATTACCGCGGTAGCGATCATCCCAAACAGTGGAGTCAGTGCATTGAAAATCTGGGTAATAACTGGGGTGAGCGCCTGGATGACCTGCATGACCGGGGTGAGTACCGCCGACACGATCTGCAATCCGACCCCGATCAGCTGCGTCAGGATCGGAACAGCAGTCTGTACGAGAGACGCGAGCAGCGGCACCACCGCCATAAGCACCGATGAGAGAGTTGTTCCGATCACCTGACCAACGCTCCCCAACAGTCCACTCAGCTGGCCGGCCACCGGGCCGAGCGCTTTCATGACCAGACTGAATGGCGAGAACGCTGACATCGCTTCGCCGACCTGCGGGCCAAGAGCCTGGAATGCCTGTCCCAACGACGAGAAGATCGGCCCCAACAACTGCCCAAACAGCCCAGCAACCTGCCCCAACCCGGCCGCAATACTGCTACCGATCGTCCCCATAACAGACTGGACAGCCGTACCAAACGCCTGCACCTGTGGGTTCTGAAGTGCCCGGTTGAACGCCTCAATAGCAGGCGTGATCAGATTCGTGATCATGGTCGCAAAGCCCGTAAACACGGGAATCACAGCCCCGCCCACAGAAACCTTGAGACCCTGCATGGTCGCACCAAGCGTCCGAGTCGCATTCTTGTAGGCGACGAACTTCGCTTTCGACGAATCATCAAGCGTCAGACCAAGACTCTTCGCCTTATCTTCCAACCCCTGAATGCCCGCAGCACCCTGGTTCAGGAACGGCAGCATGTCCGTGCCCGACCGCCCGAACAGCTGCACGGCCAGAGCAGTCTTCTCGGCACCATCAGGCATTGACTTGAACTTGTCCGCCACCTGGGGCAGCAACTCATTCATGGGCTTCAACTGACCGTTCGCCCCGGTAATCGACGTGCCAAGCAGCTGCGACATAGCCGCGGCCTTCGAGCCACCATCGTTGGCCGTCTGAAGATTCTTCGAGAACCGAGTCAGCGACGTAGAGGCTTTCTCCACATCCATGCCAGACAGCTGCATCGCGCCACGCATCGCGGACACCTCAGCTACAGAACCGCCAGTGACTCGCTGAAGTTTCACAACCGCACCAGTGAGATCCGTGAACGCACCAACCGAGTCCTTCACGAACTTCGCGATACCCGCCGCCGTCAATGCGGCAGCCATCGGTGCCGCATACTTTTTCAGCGTGCCCACCAGCTGCGACCCCAACGACTGCCCACCAGACACACCAGCCCGACCAGCCGCAGGGACAATCCCAGATGTGATCTGACCCTCAGCGCCAGGAGTAGATGCGACCAGCTCGTAATATGCAGTCGCGAGTTTGGCCCCAGCCATACGATCACCCCTTAAACGCAGAAGGCCACCTGAAGGTGGCTAGTCCCAGCCGACGCGACGGTTGAATTCCTCGACCGTCAACATGTCTGGCTTGTGCTTGAACTTGATCTCATCCCGCTTGTCGTCAGCGGTCAGGTCGATCAGTTTTGGTTTTGGCCCCTTGCCGCCACCCAGCCCGTATGCGAGGGCCCGCACCTCATTCACGACGGCCGCCTGCAACATGTGGGACATGCGCACGCCCGGCGCGAACCCGGCAATCTCAGCGAGGAGAGACGAATCAAACGAGGCTGTTCTGACCAGTGCTCGCAGGTCAGCCCATGACAGCCCCACCCCGAGATCGTCGATACTCACACCGACCCGGATCAGGTCTGCGCGGATCGCATCCCCGTGGGCCGTCAGGAGGTGGCAGAGGCCCCGGATTCCCCCAGGCTCACCGTTGACTCGTTCTGCCATGCTTCGAACCACACCATGAGCTGCTGCTGATCATCAAATTGTCCGATCAGATCATCCCCCGGGGCGACCTCTTGGAAGAGATCACGAAGCAGTCCCAGCACCGATGAAACATCATTCTCATCAATGTCGGGGAGCCGCAAAGCAACCTTGGGCGGTATGAACTGGAGAAGAGGAACAGACCACTTCTTCGACGACCCCGGGAACATGAACTCGAACCGATTCTCCGGTTTAACAGCAGCCGACTTCGGAACCTTGAACGTCATGCGGAAGCCTTCTGCCCGTCATCCCAGTACTCGTGGAAGTACTCGCCGTTCTCGTCCGGGAACACTGTCCAGGTGACGTTCCGGGCGGCAGTGTCATCGTCCTTGTACGAGAACTTGTCACGGTCCGTGATCTGAGCATCATGGAAGATCACACGTCCACGAGCGTCACCAGAAACCAGCTCCAGGACCATCACCTTGTGGGGGGAGAGATCGACCTTGCCGGAGATTTCCAGTTTGTTCCCAGCGGTCGTAGTCGCAGGAGTAGCAGTCACATTCGCGTCACCGTAGATAGCTCCCTGTGCAACCTTGTTGAGGTATTCGAGGAAGCTGAATGCCACCGTGACGGTGGTGCCCTTTTTCACAACGACAACCGTGTCGCCGCCCCACGCAGCGATCGTGTCGGTATCGAGCTTCTCTTCTCGCTCCACCCCGTCAGAGCTGACATACCCGGCGCGAACAAAGCTCGCGCCGAGATCTGAACTTTCATCAGTCGGTTCCGTAGTGCCGAGGGGAGCCAGGACGACTCCACCGGTGGTCATCGGCTTACCGACGACCACATTCGATTTGTTGTTCGCCATGTTCGTCTCCTTAACGACGAAAGCCCCCCGTCGCCGGAGGGCTGATTGTGATTCTTCTGGTCAGATGGTGAGGATTTGGTCGCGGACCCGGCCACTCATGAGTGACTGGTATCGGCTCAGATTCGGAAAGTCTGGATGCGGAGTATTGCCACCGCCGAGTTCAGTGAAGTCAAACAGACGGCCGGCTTGTTCACGAAGCACCGCTGTCGCAACACTGTTGATACGTTGGGCACGAATCTCAGACTGGGCCCAACCCTCAACCGTGAGTGTGAAGCTGTGCGTGATGATCGTTGTGGTCTGGACGTTCGACGCGAAGATGCGCACAAACTCGTCGAGTGTCTGCCCGTTCGAGTCTGTGGGGATCTTCGTCCCGACACGGAGTCCTGCAACATCCGCCACCTGTGCGCACCCGTTGGTGAGCGCCGTGATAGCGAGTCCCTCGATGTCCGGGGTGATCGCATACTCAGGCATTGCCGGCCTCCAGGGCTCTCGTCAGGCAACCATCAGTCGCTTCCATCCGTCGTGCCTCTTCGGTGACCGCGATCACCACCCATCGGGCCCGATCTTTCCCCCCAGATTCGACCGCCTGATACCCATCCTCCAAGCCAGCGAGATCGTTGGCTTTCTGGGCGATCGCCTGTGCACGTCGACCCAGCTCCTCGTTGATCGCATCTTCCTTGCGCAGGTTCGCAAACTGGTCGTAATGGAATTGGATCCGGACTTTGCCAGCCATCAGCCCTCCCACACTTTCAGGTTCGCGATCCGATGCGAGATGAGCCCGAACGGATCAGTCCAGGGGAGGATGGGGCCGACGATGCCGAACACATGCCCGCCAGTACGGACCCGTGCTCGATCGGAGAGTGTGCTGCCCTCCGGGAGGTAGAGAATGGCGACAATCTCCGTGCCTGCACGGTTGTCATTCGACTCAGCGCCAGATACCGGCTGCACGTCCACGTTAGGAAGCGGAGTCCAGACGTCCGGCCAGGTCGGGGTCGTATTCCCATGCCCATCAGCGACAAGCGTGGGCTCCTGCACCTCCACCGTCTGCACGTTGAAAGGGCTCAGCATTCGTCGCCCCGTGCACTGTGGTGGGCCACCGCATCAGACCATTTCTGTGTCACACCGGTGGTCGCAGCCGTCCCAAACGTCGCCGACCGCGCCCCCTGAGACGTCTGCTGCAAGCCGGCCACCGTGTTCAATGCGATCTCCGCCTGCTCCAACACCGCATCGGCGATATCGTCGGGGATCTGGTCGAACCCATGCGTGCAAGAAACCGTGATTGCCCCGAGCCGGTCAGGCCACAGGCTCGAGCGTCGCAGCACACCAGTCGAAGCCGAGATCTCGAAGTCGTCCACCTCGACCCCATCGACTGTCACCGTCACGTCAGAGACGGGCCAATCCGGAAGCAACAGAGTGTCCGACCCGTCCCCGTCCAGCGTCCATGAGTCAGACGCCTGCACGATCGGACGCCCAACCGCCCCGACGAAGCGCGCCGACGCGCGCCGGAGCTGGAGCAGGAGGACCGGATCAGTCGCAGCACGACCCGTCGCCGTGGCCAGATCGTCCACCGAAGCGAGCATCACCATCCGGTCCTCCCATCTCTCACTTGGTCACACGGCCGCGCGCCGGCTTCGTGACCTTCAGATCGGGTGCCGGGTCACCGGTCAGTCCGGCCCGTTCAGCATCCTCACGCCGCCACCGCACGCCGTTGATCACCAGCACTGCTTCCGGCACATCCTGCGCTACCGGAGGTGTCTCTGTTGACTGTGCGCCAGCCATCAGACACCCTTGATCGTGACGACGGCGAGCTTCGCAGGCTGACGGATCAGCTGCAGAGCCCGCAGCTCAGCGCGAACGTAGGAGAGGTTCCGCTGCGCGTAGTCCTTGTGCTGGTTGAACACCAGAATCGAGAGCGCCTCGTAGATGAGCAGCTGCACCTGCGAGAAATCGCCGATCAGCGCCGTCCCAGCAGGGAGCACCGAGGAGACCACTCGCGGGATGCCCCACAGGGTGGTCGGGCCCGCGTTGAACGGACCAGCCCCGTAGAAGTGGCCGGTGCTGTCCTTGAGCAGGTCGAGCGCCTCATCATCCTCAGGGTTCATGAGCACAGCCTGAGCAGTCGTACGCGAGGTCGTCTGCAGCAGCGTCTTCGCCTTCCGGATCGACGTCACCGCATCCGTCGCGAACGCCTGCTGCAGCACCCCCGTGGTGTGCAGAATGCCAGCCGGCTCGTCCGCCGTGCCCGCACCGTTGAGCACCACACGCTCGATCTCATCACGCACGTTCTGCGTCAGGATCCCGTTGATGAGCGCCGTCAGCGCCCCATCGTCCGACAGCTCCTGATTGGTGACCTCGATGCCATCCGCGAACGTGAACGCCTTCGCATCCGCCGTCTGCGTCGAGAGTGTCGAGAGAGGCTTCAGCCCGGTCGCAGCAGTCGTGCCGCTCGTGGTCTTCGCCTCGCCCACGATGCCAGCATTCGAGGTGACACCGACCAGCTGGCGGTACTGCAGCCACGGAGCCGCGGTCGTGCCGGTCGTGATCAGGTCAAGCAGCGTATTCGGCTGACGGTAGGTGAGGTCGTCGATGCCCGGCAGCCGAACAGGTTGCAGGTCACCGTTGCCCGTGCTCAGCGGTGCCGGATCAGCCTTGAACGACAGACCTTTCACGGCGATGTCGATCGGCGTGGACTTCGATTCCACACCGGCCGGATGCTTCACCCGGAACTCACGAAACGCTTCGCTCTTCACGAACCGCTCGCCCAGCGTGCCACCCTCGGGAACCCCGGCGTCGTCATGCTTCACAGCTGGCGCGAGGCCCTTCAGCTGCTCAGCGACCTGAGCACTCTTCTCGATCGCAGCACGCAAGGACTTCGCCTCGACGGCGATCTCTTCGGCACGAGTCAGCTCGTCCTCTGACAGCTCGCTCTTCTTCTCCAGCTCAGCGGCCTCGGCAAGGAGCGCCTTGAGCTTCTCTTCTCGGGTCATTTCTGCCCCTTTCCGGCCTCAGCGGCCTTGATCTGATCGAATGCCGCAGCACGCCGCTCCGACATGGAAGAACCCCCGACATCGGTCGAGGGTTCATGGTTCTTCCCGTCCAGGTTGGGCGGGGAAGCTTTACTGTCATCAGTGGGAGGGTCAACGTCCTTCAGGAGGTCACCCAGCCGCTTGTGGATGTCACGCAACGTCGCCACATGCTTGGCGGCGAGCACCTTGCCCGCCTTCCCGATCGGCTCGAAGTGCATTCCATCAGGGATGACGATTCCGGAATTCATGAACACCGTTCCACCGCCAAGCGTCTTCACCTCAAGCAGTTGAGTCTCCGGATTCGCACCCGCCAGGGTGAGCGATACCTCGCGAAGATCGAACTTCGACACATGCCGCGTGCCGTCATCGTCTGTAGTCACATCGGCGGGATCCTCGAAACCGCCGATCGAGAACTCCTTCACTCGCCCAGACTTGAGCAGCTTGAAAGCTTGCGCCGCCGTCGGATTGTCGAGATCGAGGTTCGCATCCACGACCAGCCCACCGTCGGTCTCCGCCGCTTTCGCAGAGCCGATGTGCGACCAGATGTCATCCCACTGATGATCCCAGAGGATCGGGACGTCACCATTCGCCAGCGAGTCGGTAAACGCGCCCTTCTCGATCACCTCGTTCTGCGAATCCTTCGTGCCGAACGTGGACACGAGCGCACGGAACATTCCCGCGCCATCACCCGTGTTCACGTCCTTCACGGCGAAGGACTTCCTCACCATAATCATGTTCACTCCTTCACCACTCGTATTCGAGGACGCATGAGCATCCAGCTGTTTCGCCGGCCTCGCCCAACCCGTCGCCGGGCCAACGCAGACCATTCGAGAACGTGTCCTCCATGCCCACAGACTCCCCATTCATCGCCGCATGCGACGGCCGCGGATTGTCCGACGTGACTACCCACGTTTTCGTGACGAGACCCGACGCAGCAGCAGCGTCCTGACGCCCAAAACCAGCAGCGTCAGCAACCGCAGCCATCCCCCAGGCGACCGCCGTCGAATTGCGCAGCCGGTCAAGGATCCCGGCTTTTCGGTCAGCGTGCTCATCCTCGGGCGCATCGTCGAGTTCATCTGCCGCCGCGATAACCCCGTCGTTGAGTTTCTGAGACGTGGACCGTGCCATTGCCGCCACATAGGGGCGCATCACATCCTCAGCCCACCCGTCACCGGACGCGTTGTACTCGTTCAGCACGGACTTCGCACCAGCCAAAGCGGACCGCCACAGGTGAGGATGGACAGCGTCCTCCATGACCTGATCCCACTTCTTGTGGAACTCTTCCGCATCAACCTTGCCCGAGACTTCCTTCCACTGCTGCTCGTACACGTCCCGCAATGCTGAGGCAAGGCTCTTCCCTGTCTCCGCCTTCGCCACATCCAGCTCATGCAGCTGCACGGTCCGGAGCTTGCGACGCAGCGCCTTTCCTGCCCCGAGATTCTGCGATCCCGAGTCTGTCGGCGACGCCTGCCCACCCGTCAGCACATTCAGCGGCGTGATGAGTTCGTCCGTGCCCGCAATCAGCGGCAGGTCAAGCCGGCTGCGAGCTTCCGCCCGCGTCATGTACGGGCTACCGACCGCCGTCTGAAGATACTGAGCCTGCTCTAGGAACGACCCGTTCATCGCAGCCTCGCGGTCGAGCACTGCGTACGTGCCCGGCGTCACATCCAACGCCGGCACAATCTCCGCGTTGAATGCCTGCTGGAACTGCTCCAGGATCGGCCCGAGGGTCGGCCCGAAAAGCATCTGCCGGAACGCCGCTATGTTTGAGAAGTTCCCCGCTCGCGCGCCTACCAGCTCCGGCGGTATATGGAACGCCGACGCCACCTCAGCATCAGTCAACTGACGGCCCTCAATGTCCTTCGCATCAGCCGGAGACACCCGAGACGAGAAGTCCTGGAACTCCATGCCGTCCTCGAAGATCGGCGTGCCACCGGCCTCCGAGTCACGGAACTTCCGCCACGCCTGTGTGAACCGCTTACGCTGCTCGTCCGACCAGTCACCGGCCTCCACCGGACGCTTGATGATGCCCGAGAACTTCGGCTCGTTGTCCCACAGCTTCGACCGCCAGTCCACCGCCCGCTGCTGCTCCGACAACAGAGCCGCGAGCGTTGTCAGGGCAGGAGTGCCATCACCGTTCCACGCTGACCATCCCGTTCCGAATGCAACCGGAAGCTCGGAAAGATCAACAATGCCGTCCTTGAGTGACACCCCAACCCGCGTCACTCCGTCCAACTCGTCCGACTCGATCAACAGCGAACGGGGAGGAACGCGCCGAAGTCGGCCATCGACCAGGGCGACCGCCCAGCGATCGTAGAGCATCCAGTCAACCGTGAGGCGGAACTTGAGCTGAAAGTCGGTCTGCCGTGGTTGTGGAGCGCGTAGCAGTACCTCCGCGGGGGAGTTCGACACCCTCTGTCGGTCATTGTCATCGACACGCCGGAACACCTTCCATGGCACCGTCGCCACGTTCCGGGCCGCGAACTCGACAACCTTCCGCAAGGACGGCTGAGTGCGCCACGCCACCCACGGAGACAGCGTGGGCGAATTCGTGATGCTGTAGAGGTCAACCCCAGCATCAGCAACCCGCATCGGGACGACCGGATCACCCCAGCTCGTCAGTCCATTGTCCCCACCGATAGTGACCGTCTGATTGTCCAGAGAGAACGTCGCCATCAGCTCACCACCTGCACAGTCACAATCGAATGCCACGGCACCAGCACCACACCCGGCACAGCACCCTGCCGAACATGCACGTCACGAACACGCAGCAGCCACGGCCACGACCATCCGGTCACACCCGACACCGCCGAGCCGTCCGTCAGCGAGACCGTCACCTTCCTGCCCGGAAGCATCATGGGTGCCTCCTCTCAGGCGATTATCAGGTCATGCGATTCGTAGGCCGACGCGCGCTGCACAGCCGCCGTACTCTCTGTTAGTGCGTCCACGAGGGCGGCAACACAGTCGATCTTGTCTCCCGACTTCTTCTTCGACGGCTTCACGTTCCCCGCCGGGTCGATCTCGACCCCCAGATTGTCCACACACCAGCGAGCCACCGGATTCCCACCGTGCTCAATACCCGGATTCTCTGTGGTGCCCTTCAGGAGGAGACGCTGCATCTCCTTCGTCGGGGGCGAAAGCGTGATGAACCCCTGCCGGACCTTCACCATGTTCAGGCCGTCCGAGACGAGATCATTGACGAGCTGCGTCGCATTGAACGGGTCGAAACCGATGCTCTGAATGTCGAACCGCTCGGCCAACCGCTTCAGCTCCGCACGGATCCAGTCGAAGTCCATCACGTTGCCCGGCGTCAACGTCAGGAACCCGTCATCGACCCACTGCGACGCCGCACCGTTCGTACGAGAGTCGAGCTTCTCTAGGTTCTCCTCCGGCGTCCATGTCCACCAGCGCGAAACGAACCCACCCTCATCCTTCGGGAACAGCAGACACAGACTCGACAGGTCGGATACGGACGCGAGATCGACACCGCCGAAGCACTTGCGACCATTCAGACCCTCGTCATCGGGCCCAACCGTCTCAAGACCCCGGTTCCGATCCCACACCTTCATATCAATGAAACGCGTCTCCTGCGGCGTCGCCCGATTCAGATTCAGCCGAAAAAACCGGGCACGCTGCGCCGGCGACTCCTTCGCCTTCGCCGCCTCAGACTCCATGAACGCCTTCGTCGGCGTCACCCCATAACCCGGGTTCGCACGCCGCCACGTGGACTCCTTCCACGGGTCAGCAGAGGCAGGAGCCGCGAACACGACCCCGTACTCAGACGGGCTCACAGCAGCCCCACGGCACACATCCTCGATGTGACGTCGCCGTTGCGCGTACACCGAGTTCTTGTCCCCGTCGTTCGCCGTCGTGATGATCAACGTCAACGGTTGATCGCGTGCGCCCTGCCCGGACTCGATCGCGTCGATGACCTCTGAGTTCTTGTGCACGTGCAGCTCATCAACGATCGCGCCATTCGGATTCGACCCCTGAAGCAGGTCACCAACGGAGCCGACCGCCTTCATGAACGACTGATCCGACTCCCGCACAATCTCCTTGTGTAACGGCTTTACCCCCGCCGCTTTCATCGCCGGAGACGACTGCACGATGAACATGGCCGGCCGGTACGCGTAACTGGCCTGCTCACGCGAGCCCGCAGCCGCAATCACTTGCGCACCCGGCTCACCATCCGCAAATGCTAAGAACAGACCAAGACCAGCCGAGAGCGTCGTCTTCCCGTTCTTCCTCGGCACCTCAATCCACGCCGTGCGAATAATCCGCACCATGCGCCCATCCCCGTCAGGACGCACCCATCCGAAGATCGGAGCGATCGCAAACGCCACCTGCCACGCATCCGGAGCCAGCGGATGCCCAGCCCACTTCCCCTGCGAATGCCGCATCATCTTCAACGCGCCAATCACACGATCAACACGATCCGGATCAAACACCGCACCAGGCACCGACCGCGGCTCAGGCGTCCGCCACAACGGCCGCTGCCACCGCTCCAGCCGATAGCCCCGATCCTTCAGGAACCAGCTGACCTCCGGCGACAATTTCGCCGCGACCGGCAGCCCACGCCCAACAGGCTCACGCCGACGCCGAGAGACTGAACGGGTTGCCGGCATCGTCAGCCTCCTTCGGCATCGTCACACGAGCACGCGCCGCAAACGAGAGACCCAACTGTTTCGCGAACTCCAAGAATGCCGCCGAATTGTCCTTCCACACCTGCGCGCCAGGATGCTTCTTCACATCGCCGCCATTGTGCTTATCCTCGACAATCACGTCCTTCTCGATCAGCTCGTTCGACACCTTCCGAGCGATCACGAAATGCCGCAGAGCCAACTCCAACGTCATCCCATCCGCACGGGACAAAAGACCAGCATCAGCGAGAACCGGAACAACCTCATCCCATAGCTCGTCCACCTCAAGCGGCAGGCCAGCAGGCTTCTCAGGAGGCTCAGGAGTAACACGTTGCGCCGCAGTCTCACCACCAGACCCACCATCCGGCTGCACCAGACGCAAAGGACCACGAGCACCCATGCCACACCCCAATCCCCTAGAAAGTCGAAAACCACCTGACGAACGCGCCGTGCTGACCGCGACGCCTGTGGATAACTTCATTTCGCAAATCTGAACGCCCCTACCCTGTCGGGCGTTTGGGTTTGCGGTTTCTTTGACGTGCTTCTTGTTTCGTTTTCATCGAGTGGCATTCATGACACAGCCACATTCCGTTTGCGAGGTCGTAGAGTGCGCCACCGTTGCCTATGGGGACGATGTGGTCTGCTTCGCGGCCTTTCTCACCGCACAGTTCACAATTCCCATTGGCTCGGAGCTTCACTGCGTCACGCCAGCGCTTCCACCTCGCGTCGAATGGCATCGTCTTGGTGTGTGCGCTTGGGTTCTGCCATGCGGGGCGTTGATGCTGGGCGCAGCGTCCGGCGTTGGTAGCGAGTTCCCCACACCCGGGGTGGGTGCATCTGGTGGGGGGCATGGTTGGCATTCGTGTCGCCTCCCCCCGGGTAGGCTGAATTCCATCTATGAAGGAGGAAGCTGATGGATAGCAGCACGCAGGTATTGAACGCTGAGGTTTCGCGGCGGGCGCAGGATGGTTGGTCGGTCGCTTCGGTGACAGGCTCGCAGGCGATCTTGCAGCGGAAGAAGCGGATCGGCTGGTTCTGGAACATTGTTCTGACGCTGGTCACGGGTGGGCTGTGGCTCATCGTGGTGATCGTGCGACTCGTGAACCGGAAGATTGAGACACTGACGATCACGGTCCGTGAGGACGGGCAGCTGCTCGTCACTCAGTCTTGATTGGTTGCGTCGTCCAGAGTGGCGTGGGCTCAGCTTCGTGCCTACTGGAGATGGTCGATGGCGTACTGTGCTTCGGCCGGCAGGAACTGTTCCCCAGATGAGGATGTTAGCTGGTCGTAGATCGCTGCCTTCGACATGGACATTTCTGACTGGTATTCCTGCGCCTTGGCGAGAGCGTTGGCGTTCCAGTCTGCCTGGACGTTGTCGATGGCGTATTGGGCGGCGTCTGCTGGGAACTGTTCACCGTAGCTGCTGGTGAGCTGGTCATAGATGCCGGCCTTGGACATCTGCATAGTGTCGGCGTATTGCTCAGCCTTGTCGAGCGCATTCTCGTATTCGACGGGCACCTGCGGTGTCGGTGTGGGCGTAGGCGTCGGGGTGACAACTGGGGTCGGCGTTGCCTGGGGCGTTGATTCAGGCGTGGATTCGGTGGTGTCGGTCGTGGTCGTGTCGGAGGCGGTGTCTTCAGTTCCTCCGGCTCCACCTGCCGCTGCAATGCCCCCAATGACGAAGACACCGGCGAGGACCCAGACCCACCAGTACTTCTTCCACTTGCTTTGCTTGGGGCTTCCCGCCTGCTGATCTCCCATAATCAGGATCATAGACTCAAATTCACAGGTGAATGCAAGCTTGGTTACTCGCTGCGTCGCGGCTCCACGTTGGCTACTGTGATCTTCTCTGCGTCTCGGAGTGCTTTGTCGCGGACCATGTGCTGGACGGCTTCCACGATTTCGGGGTCGATGCGGTCACGGATCATGAGCAGTCCTGGGTCTGGCAGAGCAATGTGGCGGCTTCGTCGTCGGTGAGGTGGCCTTGTGCGACCAAGTCGGAGACGGCGTCGAGTTGGCCCTGGCCTAGGAGTTCGAGGACGAGGATACGAGTGTGTTCCGTCATGGGCGCCGATTCGTTGGGCTTGTTTCCGCTGCGGTTAGGGTTCATGGTATGAACACTCATGAAACACCTAAACCGCAATTGAAGGATCTCTCGTTTGTCACTCGCACTGATAAGGGTGATATCTACAAAATGACCGAGCTGGGTTTCGGTCTTCCCATGTTCTGGTGGGTGAGAAACGGGCAGGTTGGAGAAGCTCTATCGAGAGCAGAGCTTGTTGCATCAGGGCTCTACCCGAAGAAGTAATGCGAAAGGCCCCGGTTTTGTGCCGGGGCCTTTATGCGCACTTCTTCATGCTCGATAGCTACTTTCCCACCATTCCCACTGCTTGTCCAGCAGTTGGTGGGAGTGTCGCCTGATCCGCTTCGAGGAGATCCGACCTGCTGAGCAGCAGCGTGCGCCCCGGACGTAAAGTATGCAACCGTCCTTCTTGCCGCCACCGGTAAATGGTTGTCTTGGAACGTCCGGTCAGCGTCATGGCCTCATCAAGTGTGCACCAGTCCTCACGCTTCATCCACGCCCCGCTTCCGTGTAGACAGCGGCGCACTGTTCGCAGAGCACGTACTGCTGGCCGTTCTCGATGATGTGCGCGCCGACCGTCGAGAGTTTGCGCCCGCAGGACGCGCAGTGGTCCAGGTCTGTGGCGAGGTCGATCCAGAGTGTCGGCTGCATCATGCGGCCTTCCGTCGTGCCCGGTCACGTTCTTTCTGCTGCTGTTCGAGCAGGCGTGCATCGAAGGAGAGCATTTCGTAGCTCTCGACGTTGCCGCACTGGTCACACTGGACGGTCACGTCGTCCTCGTAGCACTCGGGCGGCCACCATCGGAGCGTGGGTGCCCCACAGGCTCGACAGCGCACATACTGCACCGCGTGATCCTGCTCTTGGCGTGGCCACCGTCGGTTCGCCCGCAGCACGGCCCGAGTGAACCTGACCGCATCTGCGGCCCCGTCCTCCGACTGGACGATCTGCTGCTTATCGCCCTCGTGCACCCACAAGTCCCCGGAGAGTCGGGTGATTTCGTCGGCGGCCAGCCAGGTCGCCGGAGCCGGTATCGATGGCCCATAGGCGGCGTGGCCTTCCTGCTCGCCGACCCGATAGTGACCGGCTTTGCGGAGGAAGGCGACGAGCTGGTTCTGCATGTCGGCGGCGTCCTGGAGCTGGTCCCAGCAGCGTCCGCACAGCCAGCCCTGGGTGGCAGGTCGGGGAACGTCGGTGCCGACGCCGGCGCGCCTGTCGATGCACGCCCGGACCGGTTCGCCCATGTCCTGCATCAGGTTCGTGATGCAGATCAGATCACTCATGCTTCACCCCCGAGTGCTGCCTCCAATTGTGCCCGAGCATCGGCACGCCATTCGCGCGCCGTCTGATTATCGAAGTCGTCCAGGGTGGTGCGTTCGTCGAGACCATGCCTCCGACGCTCACTGTTCAACCCAGCCAACGCCGCTCGCTCGACCATCTCGTCGGTAATCTCCACCGGCTGCTTAGCCTGCCACTGAGCGCCAGAAATGAATGCCTCGCGCGCCGCATTGAGTTCGCTCACGAACGCATTGCGGCCGGGGAATGGATACCGTCGTTCTGCTTCCTCACGCGCCGTAGTCATGACTGCTCCCGCCTCTTCGTGTCGATCCTCCACAGGTCAAGAAGACGGTCCTGATGAGCAAGAGCCCACCGCTCAGCACCAGCCCGAGTCCAGAACCGCCCAACCTCTAGCTCGTCGTGCCCGAGGTAACTGCGCGCGTAAACCTTCCACCGCCTCATGACTGCTCCTCCCCGTCGAGAATGTCGAGAACAGTTCTCCATGCGTATTGTTCTGCTGACACTCTGCGCATTGATGATCCGTCGTTAATTTCCGCAAGATATGACAAGTCAGAATCGCAACGTTCACTTTCGAGTCGTGCTCGTTTCTGCACCCGGTCGATAATCCCTTGCAGCCGCTCCACCTCAGCCACCAGGGCCGGGACATCGGTGCGAGCGTGAGCGATGAAATTGGCATCGTCATCACACTGGTCGGCGTCGTACCAGTCCGCGCCCGACTCTCCGTCCTCGTGGCGGTCCTTCGGGCGCAGCGCGTAGGCAACCAGTCCGGAACCCTTCGTGCCGGGAGTGCCGACGACAGCCGAACCCTCGTCACCCGGGTAGCTGTCGAACCCCTGCGACTCCCAGGGCCCGGGCGTCGCCCTCTGGGCCCGCTCCCGGATCGCGGTCAGTTCCTCATCAGTCATCAGATGTTCCTTCCCTCGTGCCGCCCGGTCGGCGGGGTTGATTTGTGGCAGGTGCAGGTAGGATTCCCGCAGCCGAATGGCGTGCCGCATTTCGCGCAGCAATGCCTGCGTGGTGCCCTGGTTCGTGGTTCACGGTCTCGGGCCGTGACGTGCTGGTAGAAGTCGCGTCTCAAAATGGGGTGCCCCCCGGTTCGACCGGCGCTCCCCAGCCGCCCGTCTGAGGCTCTTCACCCCATGGTGAGGGTGACTGGGCATCCCGTGGCTGCTGGGCCGATGCCGGGGCGTTCTGGGGCGAATCAGACCCATCCACGCGCGCACCGTTCACTGTGAAATCGATGTAGCGATGTTCCTGCCCGTCTTGGCCGGTGAACGTCCGATCCGCGATCTTCGCCCCCAACCCGCCAGACACTTTCACGGCCTGGCCTTCGGCGACGATCGTCGGCTCCTTCGGGAACACCGCCCACCGGCGATGACGCTCACCCTGCTTCGACTGCCAGGACTCCCGCACCGCGAACCCGCCGCCCTTGCTGAACAGGCGATCCACCGTTCCCTGCACCGTCACAAACGCCATCACTTGCCCCCGTCCCGGTCGTTCGACCCGAACCGGGTCTCCTGCTTCCAGACAGGTGTGCGATCGGATGTCGCGCTGTCGTGTGGCGGCTCGGCTCTCGTGTTCCGGCCGCCCAGCCATACCAGCAGCACCACGGTGGTGCAGATGATCGCGGTGATGATGATCCCCGTCATGACTTGCTCCTTCCGGCCCGCACTTTGGCGAGCGTTTCCTGAATCGACTTCTCGTTGTCCCTGATCTGCTGTTCACGCTTCGACGGGCCACGCTTCCTCGGCCGTTCACGCCGCACCCTGGCCCGCGCCTCATCCCGGTTGAGGTCCACAGCCCACGCCGGCGGCAACCACCGCTCCATCTCCAACCGCTCCAACGGAGTCACCAGTGCTCACCCGCCTTCGCCGCGAACTCACGTGCATCCGCCTCCAAAATTTCGTGAATCCGCCGGTCAGGGACATCCGCCAACGACGGGCCCGGAGTCGCCTTCAGCAACCACTGCGTGAACGCCGCATCCCAGCGCACACAGCGACGGTCATGAGCCAACGCATGAGCCCGAAACGCTTCGGCCTCCGTACTCAGATTCACGTGACGCTTCTGCGCAAGTGCCCTATGCGACTCAGCCGGTGACCAGTCCTCAGGGATCGAGATCTCGGGCTTCTTCTTCGAATTGCGCGCTTTCTTGGAACTCTCGTTAGAGAGTTCTTCTTTGTTAATGGGTTTGGGTTTGGGAGCGCGCGAACTTCGCGCGAACTTCGCACCATGTTGCGCTGCAACATCGGGTGCAACATCGGACGAACTTTCAGAAACATCGTCTGCAACAACCGACGAACGGAGACGACGAGACTTCTGCATCCGCTGCTTTGACCCGTCACGCTTGGCCTCGATTTCGGCTCTACTAGGCTGATAATCGAGGTAATCGTGAATCAGATAGTCGCCAGCGTCCTCGACCACAAGACCAGATTCGATCAACTCGTCGAGCGCATCATCCGAAGTCGCATCCCGACCTGTCATTCCTGACGTGAGGCAAATACCGTCGAACGACAACAACCCGCAGAGCGCGCGATGCGAAATTCGCCCATCTGTTGCGTTCCTGTTGCACCACGCAAGCGCTGCAACATACAGCGCAACACCTAGCGCACTCACATGCTGGAAACGAGGATGATCGTAAAAGTCATCACTCAACCGCACCCATGCCATCAGAACGTCACCTCCTGCGCCGTTGTCGTCCCGTCAGGGTTGAGGATCACGAGTCCGTGTTGCACCGTTTCCACCGGCACCACAGACGGGTCCTGCCACTCATGCAGCCACCAACCGTGCTCATTCGCTTCGGCAGGATGGGCGTGCACCCAGCCATGGCAGGTGCGGCAAACAAGAATGAGATTCGCCGCAGTATGTTTCTCTTCTTTTCCGGCGACACTTCGTGGCTTACGGTGATGACGTGCACCCACTACGGACCACAAGGAAATTCCACATCGGACGCAGCGTTCCTCGTCTCTGGTATCGACTATTTTGCAGACTCTTCTTGATGGATTATTCATTGGTGCCACCTGCTAAATGCCCGCATCTTCGTCCCCACCTGTCGCAAGTGTCGAGACACATTCGAACTGTCAACATGGAATAGAGAACCGATCTCTATCGTCGTCATTCCGCTCTCATAGAGGCGACGCATCTCTCGATATCGGCTTAGGTTGTTGGCGCGACGTTCGGCTGAACGTCGCGCTTTCTCCCACGCTACGTTTGACCTATATCCGTGCCGGTTAGCGAGGGCGCGATCCCATGCCGGCCTGTTCTCCTGGGCATGCAACTCCGCGTGCTCAACAAGTGTCAGCACAACCAAGTTTCCCGGACGGTTGTCATCACGGATGCGGTTCAAATGATGGACCTGTAGATCTGGCCCTGGACGCCCTGCGACGATCCTATGCTCATACTCCTCTATGTATTCCTCTGGACCAACGTGCCACCTCAGCCGGACATATCCGGATGCGTTCTTGTACCTCCGCACAGGTGCGTTCGGAATGGGCTCATCCTGCTGCAAAGTTCGAATTGTCATTGAGATTCACCGTCCTCATCCCGCACGTAGCAGGTCTGCTTCGTCTTCTTCGAGGGCTCGGTCATAACGCCCCCTCTGTGAGCAGGGTGCGGGCCTTCTCGATGCTTGTGATCGCGTCGGCGAGCTCAGTCCGGAACCTGGCGAGATCCGCACGGGTGGCCTGGAGCTGTGCCCTGGCTTCGTCCCGCTCTGCGTACAGCTGCGCCTCAGATGCGAGGGCTTGGTGTGCGATGTCCGCGGCGTCTTCGTAGGCCGCTTCCATGCCCGCCCGGTATTCCCCCTGGTACTCGTCAGGGATTCGATCAACCTGGCCCGCAATGGCGTCCACCACATCCTGGGCACCCAGCGTCGCGTCGTAGTCGTGACTCATGCCGCCACCTCCTGGTAAGCGGTACGTACCGACGCCCCTACTGAGCGGAGCGCGTCCAGCTCGGCGTGCAGAGCCTTGGAGCGGTTGCGGGCGTACTGCCATGCCGCGTCCGTCACGTCACTTCGGTCACGCTCCTGGATAGTGGCGAGTTCGACCTGCGCATTGCGCTCCGGAATTGACCCTGCTGCGCCGAGAAACGCTCGGGCACGGGCACGATCCAGCTCCCGCTGGGCGGTCTGTGACTCCCGCAGTGTGCGATCCATCTCCGTGATCGTCTTAGCCAGCGTGTTCGCCGAGGCGAGGATGCGCTGCTCGATCTGGACTGGTGTCAGGTCAGGCATGAGTCGCCTCCTCCGGCCACGGCTCGCCCTCGATGACCTCACCCGTCGCCGGGGCCTGCTCCGGCAGGTCCAGTGCGACTTCCTGGAGCAGCTGCGAGAACGGCACATTCGCCCCAGGAACAGTCATCCCCAACACCCCGGCCTTGCCGGCGTCCTGATACACGGCCCGCAGATCAGCTTTCGTCACAGCCTTCTTGACGTGCTGCTCCCACTCATCCCACCGGTCGTCAGACATCACCTCAGCCACCGGGGCTATGCGGGCCGGAGCGTCCACAATCTCCCCAGCCTGGTCAACCGTCGCACCGAGTTCTTCGGGCGCGTAGATCACCCCATGGAGAGCGTCAGCAGCACCCATCCGGGCGACCTCCGTGATCGCACGCGACCGGAGCATGGCAGCCGGATAGTGCTTCCAGTTGTCCTTCCCCGTCAGCCCTGCCGACTGGGCCCGCTTCATATCCCAATGGACCTTGAACTCGAAGTCCGGGTCGTCGGCACGGATCAGCACCGCCTCCGCGAACGTGTCGTCACCCGACACACGCAGCTTGTGGCCAGCCTTCCGCACCGCCGCCTGAATCAGGTCCGCGGACATGGACGGCTTCCCCGAGATCACGTTGATGCCCTGAATGGACTCCATCGCCCCGAACCCCAACGGGGCACCCGTCTGGATCGCCAACAGAATGTTGGCCGGCTGCTGCCGATACTGGGCCGGCAGCAGATTCGCGTCTGCCAACGCCGAAGCGTTCTTGATCCACGCGGGGAGCGCTTCTGCTTCCAACTTCACAATGTCTGTGCTCATGACTGCTCCTTCTCTGTGAGGGTGAGGCGCGGCTTCGGCGTCGCCCCCGTCTTGATGAACTGCTTGTAAATGTCCGGGTGGGATTTCTTCAAGGCCTTCGAGTCGAACGATTCCCTCGGCTTCCCAGCGCTGTAGGACAGCCGCCACCGGTCAGTCTCCAAGTGCTGCACCTGGTCACGGTCCAACGCCTCACGAAGGGCCGTCTCGGCCGCCTGGGTGATCTCGTGATCGGCCGCCTCCACCACGCGGGCTCGGCGCAGACGATCCACCAGTGGCGCATACGACGACGGGTCGGTTTCATCCGGCCCATCCATGAAGGCAAGGAACCGGTCGGCGTAGGCCCGCAGCTGGGCGATGCGGTCGTCGTCGCGGCGAATGTGACGGCACGACGGTTCCAAGTCCTTTGGGGTCGGATCCGGGAACTCACCACCCCGGTCGATCCACACGTCGTCGTGCTGCTCCCCCACCAAGTACGCCACGGGAGCGCCGGTGACGAACATCTGCCACTGCACCTGGTCCACGTAGCCGAGGCTGGTGAGAACATCCAAATCGGACACGTCGAACTTCGAGGTTTTGAACTCGACCAAGAACAGGCCACCGACCTCCCCGATCGCATCCGGTGACGCAAGATAACGTGGATTGTCGGCTTGATGGAACACGCGATGCTCCCAGGCTGCGTGAAGTTCAGCCTGAGCCCACGGGGCCAGGCGTTCCTCTTCACGCTTGCGGCCCCACCACACCCACTTGTTGTCGAAATCAGATGGATGCTGCTTCTCGCGCAGCACACGACGCATCACCGACTCGGACCCGTGGGCTAGAGCGATCTCCTTCACCTCCGTGGCCGTCACACCAGTAGCACGCTCCGCCAACCACGCTTCGCGGTCCTGGTCAGACGCGCCAGCCCGCAGCTCCAGCTCTTCGATGGCGCTCATGAGAGACCCGCGATCCGGCAGAACGTGTCCATTCGCATCGTCACGTACTGGTCCCAGAACTGGGCCGTCCCGCGGCGTTTGTGGACGACGACACCACCGAGCACGTTGCGGGTTTTGGATACGTTGCCGGCCTCAACCTGGGCCTCATCCACCCACTCAGCGAGGGCCATCTGGCGGCGGTTCTTCGCTTCCACCACGATCAGCCCCCGCACATTCGGCACCCACAGATCGCCCTGATCTTCACGACCATGCAGCACCACTCGCTCCAACGGGTCATCGAAGAACTGAGAGAACCCGCGTGCCAGGAACGTCTCGAACTGGCTGCCCTTCTGCTTCGCTGCGCTCACTTGTTCGTCTCCTCATCATCCGCATCGTCTTGGGCCTGCGCTTGGGCGCGCGCATCCTCCATGTCCACCCCAGCCAGCAGGAGACGCAGCGCATGCGTGTCACCAGGGGCGATCGAGAACTCATCGACCGCCTCACCAACCTCAGACGGGGTGGTGATCTGCACCGTCCAATCGCCCGGAGCGAGCCGTTCAGCACGCCACGTTGTACGGCCGTGCCGCACCTCCACCACCGTCGGCGACTTGGGCGGCACTACAGCTGGGGACAAGTGCATGCCCTCCGACTCCAAAGCCGCAGAACTCATCAGACGTTTCATCCCCACACCGCCCTCTCCTCGGGTGACAGTTCAGAGCGACAATCGCGGCAGATCTTGCCGCGGTCTGCCGTTTGGCTAATGCACCGTTCGACACCGCATCTGGGACAAATACCATGCATTTGCGGACGCCACGTTTGTTGTTTTGGACTTGGATCGACGACGTTCATGCGACCATCACCTGCCGTGATCCGCGATAGTTGAGAATCGACAGTTGCAGATCCCGCTGCTTGTTCTTGCTGTCGACTAACCGGAAATACACGCCCGGCAGTTTGGGATCGGAGAGCGTGGCCTGGACGAACGCGGTCGTAGAGATAACCGCCCCAGATCCGAACACGCCGTACCCGAGATGCGCCATTGTGAGCGTGACGGTTTTATCAGCAAGTTTCTTTCGCAGCGTCTCGAATGAATTCAGGAACATCCACGACTGCATCGTGATCATGGCCACCATTCCGCCCGGAACGGTCATCTCATGTGCACGTTCGATGAACATGGCGCACAGGTCTGCACACGAATCTGGGTATTCCTGCCGGGCGAACGCCTTCAGCTTCGGCGTGAAATGCTGTCGCCCCATATAGGGCGGGTTCCCGAGGATCACGTCATATCGCGTCTGGTCGATGTCACGGAGCAGTGTTCCGAACATTCCCGCGTCGGGGCTCACCTCATCGGTGAGCGTCTGTACGTTCGGTTCGATGCCGCAACGGAAGAAATGGTCCTGCCGTTCCAGCGCCTTCACAGTGAGCACGGCCTTCGCCGCCTCGACGGCAGCAGGGTCGATATCGACTCCGAACAGATTCTTCGAGAGGATCAGACCCGGAATGTCACGCGGCTTGTACCGGGCATCCAGGTAGATCTCGTACAGCATGTCGAACGCGACGCTCAGCAGATTCCCGGTACCGCACGCTGGATCCAGAACTCGGATCTCTTCCGGGCTGTCGACCTTTGCCAGCTCTTCCGGGTTGTCTGAGACAACATAGCGGCTCATGTTGTCGACCAGTGATGATTCTGGGTGAGAGTTCATCCAGAGGCGGCCGATCGAGTTCTCGGCCAGGAACGTCCCCACCCACTTCGGCGTGAAGATCTGCGTTTCCGCGTCAATCTCCTGCAATTCCGGCTTCATGATTGCACCCCCAATTCCTCTCCCACACGCTCCAGAGCCGCCAGTTTTCGCGTCTCGTCGGTGTGCAGATACGCCTGCGTCGATGTGATCTTCGAATGCCCGAGAATGGCCGTCAGCGTCGTCTCGTCAGCCCCCGACTCCATGAGCAGCGTGGCCGCGGTGTGACGCGCCTCGTACAGCAACGGCCTCCGCTTCGAGCCGTCGTCCAACGTGGTCCACACGTCGGCCTCCTCTACGATGCCGTTCCACGCGTCACGGTCGGCCTTGTCGTTGATCGGCCTCCCGTCGAGCGTCCACACGAGCCCGTACGGCGACTCTGGAGCAATGGCGTTCCACGCGGTCAGCTCGGTACGCAGCCAAGGGATGAGCGGCACCACTCGGATCCCCGAACGAGTCTTCGGGCGAACCAGGTGAAAGGCCTCGCACAGATGGATGGACTCGAAGCCGCGAGGAACCCGAAACCCAGACTTTGGGGTTCGACGCTGCCGGTACGGCAGCGGCTTCAACTGCCACTCGACGCGCATCACTCCCCGGTCGAGATCCAGCGACGACCAGCGCAGACCTCGCGCCTCCGCCGGCCGCATCCCCTGCAAGATCGCCGCGACCCATCTGGACGCGTCCTGCCGAGTCATGGCGACGGCGAGGATCCGCTTCGCGTCCTCGACGGAGAGTGCCCGCCGCTGGGATCTCCCCGGCCCGCCCGCATGCTTCATGGCGAGCGTGCGCTGCGGAACCTCGTGGCCTTCTTCGAGGGCATCCTTTAGCATGCGCATCATCACTGCGTGAATCCGCTCGACACTCGACTCGACCAGCCCGGCAGCCTCCGCAGCCTCATGCACGGACCTCACATCCGCACGCTGCAAGCCCGCGAGCGCCTTGTCTCCGATGTTCGGCAGGATCCACTTGTGCACAGCTGCTTTATCAGCGCACAGTGTCCCCGGCCTGATCGAGCGTTCCCGCAGCCGCAGCCACGGCTCCGCCCACTCCGCGACCGTCACCTCATCGATCGGCGTGCCGCTCTTGAGCGATTCGTAGATGCGTTGGAAATCCTCCGGGTAACGCTTCGCCAGGGCGACGCGTGCAGCCTCCTTCATGGAACTCATCGCCGACCCCCGAACAACAGTTCCTTACCCATCCAAAGCAGCGACAAGACCAGCAGCACCGCCATGAATGGCTTCACCCCCACCGGGGACAAACCCATGCCCAGGAGCGTCAACCAGATCGCCAACAGAGAAACGAAGAACATCACGCCCTCCTTCGTGCACGAGACCGTGCGGACTGGCGCAGCGGATCAACCGGTGCGGTGACCGCCGTCTTCACCTCGTCCGGGTCGAACACCCACTTCCCGCCGAGCTTGTGCGCCGGAATGTCACCCCGACGAGCCATGCGAACAATCACCGTCCGAGAAAACGGAAGATGCTCTGTCATCGCAGCCGCATCCAGCAACACGGCGCCCATCAGGCACGCTCCGTCAACACGAAGAGCCTGGACCGGTGTCCACGAGGCGCATCATCCGTGTCCCCTGTCAACGTGATCAGCCCCTGGTCGATCAGTTCCTTCACCGCGCTGCGGTACCGGGACTCAGAACACACGTCCTCCCCGACGTCCTGCGCCCACGACCGGACCGCCGGGACCAGCAGCTTCAACGTCCAGAACCGGTGCCGACGACTTTGCAGAAACCGCAACACCTGCGCCTGCGACGTACCCAACCTCGCGAACCGGCCCGCATCCACCGACGACACCGGATCAGTCCGACGCGCCCTCGGAGACGTCCCATCCAATGCGAGACTCATGACCGCACCTCGATTCGGAGTTGTGCTGCTTGTGAACGGAGTTCGGGGTGCAGGAGGCGAGCATCTGCGTCTGCACATTGGTGCCCCAGCCAGTCATGCCAGAGCACTTCGCCCCGCTTGTTGACCAGCACCGTGGACGGTTTCCACCGGGGAATCGGCTGCGGATAGATCGGGAACGACTCGAACGCGGTCGGCGTGTACAAGTTCATGCCGCCACCCCCCTACGGACCCGGGCGAGCTCGTCACCCGACACGGGGAACCCGAGATCAGACCGAGGCACTGGGAGCGACCGGACCAGAATGCTGGATGACTCCTGGGCCACATCCCGTGCCTGAACAGCCTCGACACGATTGTCAATGACCTCCGCGAGACGACCCGCAGGATGGGCAGCAATGCACTCTTCGCGGCTCATGCCGCCACCTCCATGAGAGGGATTTCGATGCCGAGCAGTTCACGGAGCTTGACGAGGCCGGCGTGTGTGACCATGACGGTCGGCGGCACGTTGTGCTTCTCACCCGTCTCGATGTCGGTGCGAGGCTGGTTGAGGCGCTGTGACAGCCACCCCTGGTCGATGACTCGCTGATAGGCGCGCCACCGGTGGTCGCCCTTGTCTCGGAAAATCCACCGCTGCTCGGCGAGGAAGCTGAACAGTCGCCGTTCCCCGATCTTGTCGCCCGAACGCGACAGTGCCTTCGCAGCATCGGCGATATTCCGATCACCATCAGCCGAAGCCATGTCGTCCCACGCGTCAGCCTTCGGCGTCAGTTCTTTGACACGCTGCCCGCGCTGCTCGGCCAGCTCGCGGTAGGCATCGAGTCCGATTGCGAGCCGGTCCGTGAGCGACTGCGGCTGCCGCATCTCCGCCTCACGCGTCCGCACGGCGAAGTAGGACTGCGCCGCCGCGATCTCCGGCTTCCGCGGGTCACCATTCATGGCGACCAGATACGCGCCGTACCGGGTGAGCCGGTAATCGGTCACGTAGCGCTGCGCGCCGGAGCCGATCTGGACCATTTTGCCGGCGCCCGCAATATGGTCTGTCGGGTCGAACCCTGTGTTCCCGATCGCAGCCTTCGCGCGCTCGATAGAGTCCTCAAACTGCCGCCACTGCTTATATCCGAGCGGTGCCTGGAGTTCGCGGGCGAACCAGTGTTCACCCTTCTCATCGAGATGCAGCAACGACTCGAACGTCTGCTGCGGTAGAATCTGATTGGACATTTCGGAGTTCCTTTCCGTATGTTTACGGCCCCCGGTGGTGCGGGGGCCTTTTCTTATGCCGCGAGCGCGGCAGATTCGAATGAATCGGAGAGCAGAGATATGGGGGTGATGCGCAACGCGCGAGCGATACGCGCGATCTCGGAGACCGTGAAGCCTCCACCTCCGGCGAATAGCTTTCGACGAAATGTCGAGAGTGCGATGCCTGAATGCGCGGCAGTCCACTTCTGCGACCGTTCTTCAGCCCGCATGGCCTCGATGATGAGGTCGGCGGTGGTCGATGTCTTGGTTGCCATATGACGACCATAGCACAACAAACGACGACTGAAGCACGCAAGACGAAATTTATTTAGATCACTTTGGCGATCAGTGGTAGTCAGAACTGATACGCTAGTGGCATGACGGAATATGGAGATGCCTTCAACGCAGCCGTAGCAGCGGAACTGCGAGCCCAGCGGGGGCGAGCACGCGTCACATTCGATCAGCTCGCAAATAGCACTGGCCTAGCGAAGACAACGGTGCTGAACTACCTCAATGGGAGGAGAGAAATCCCGATGTCAGCGTTCGCGGATCTATGCAGAGCGCTTGGCACTTCCCAGCGAGCCATCTTCGAGGCAGCGCAACAGGCGTTCGATCAGAACTGACGGCTGCATCCCGGCCGCTTTCGCGCATTCTGCGAACTCCCCTACCGTCATCCCTGTACCCCTATCACTCGAACGTATGTTCGAATCATAGGACGTACGGCGGACACCACGGTTTCCGTCGTGTCACAGGTCTGGCATAGGGTCAGATCATCAGACCCACAGAGATAGGAATCTCCTCATGAAGCGCCTCGCCATTCTCGCCCTCGTCGCAATCCCACTCGCCCTCACGGGCTGTTCCGCCTCAACGCCGAGCGCAGGATCGAAGGCCGCAACGTCCACAGCTGCTTCAGCCCCAACGATTCCAGACCTGGCCGGAAACTGGGCTGAAGTAACTACCGCTTCCCCGTCGAGCGCCACTCAGACCGCCGTCATCACCGGAAACACCATCGAGATCACCTGGCACAACACCGACGGCACCACTGCCCTCTACTGGGCTGGATCGTTCACAGCCCCAACTACCCCCGGGGATTCGTACGAGTGGGACTCTGCTAACGACACATCTAAGACCGGATCGGCGATCCTGGCCAGCAGCGACCCGACCAAACACTTCACGTACAAGGACGGCAAGCTCAGCTATCAGGTCAGTGCCCTCGGCGTGACTAAGACCGAAACACTGCAGAAGCAGTAGGCGACACGCCGTGCTCTGAAATCATGGCATGCCATGATCGACCGTCATTCTTCGGCTTGAAATGGTGCCGAATCGGCCCATCTAACGGACCCCCCGAATGGGTCTACTTCGGCTCAACCAGGCCGTAAAACGAGGGTTTCAGGCCAGCGAAGAACCAGTTGGTATCGGAACACCTAAGATCGGCTCAACCATGCCAATCATCCCAATCCCTCACCGTTTTGCCATGATTCTTGCCATGATTCCGTGAGACAATGGCCCCACCACGCCAAAGGAGACCGGAACAATGGCAAGCATCTCAACACGGAATCGGGCCAATGGGACATTCACTTGGCGTGTGACCTTCCAGCTCGACCATCGACAACGGCAAGAATCCTTCCCCACCGAATCCGGAGCCGTCCGGTTCAAGAACATGGTCGAAACCATGGGGCCAGCCGGCGCACTCCGCGTCCTCGCATCCCGGCAAGAACCAGAACACGCCCCCACCCTGGCGGAATGGACCGCACAATTCCTCTCCCCCGACACCGGAATGCTGACCGGCATCACAGGTGGGACCCGTGCCACCCATCAAGCCAACGCCCGGAGAACATTCCTCAGACACAGCATCTCTGAAATGCCCATCGACGCGATTCAACGTGACGACATTGCTCAATGGGTGCAATGGCAGGAGAGCCAGCCCAGTGCACGTTCGAAGCGCGCCCACGCTAAGGATCCGAAGATCCCAGTGATCCCTATCTCCCCCAGGACTGTGAAGAACGCGCTCGTCCTCTTCGGTCAGATTCTCCAAGCGGCTGTGGACCGTGAACTCATCCCCCGAAACCCCACGAAGTCCGTCCGTGTCACAGGCGGTCGTCGTCCGGAAATCTGCTTCCTCACCGAAACCGAGTTCAAGACGCTGCTGTGCTGCACCCCAGACAGATGGAAGCCACTCGTGGACTTCCTGGCGATGACCGGGTGCCGGTGGGGTGAAGCCACCGCTGTCACATTCGGGGACATCAACCGTGATTCCGTGCCCCCGACGGTGCGAATCAACAAGGCGTGGAAACACGGGGCACATGGGTTCGTGCTAGGCGCACCGAAGTCGGAGGCCGGGAACCGCACGATCGCGGTCCCAACCCACCTCATGGACGAAATCGGGACGGGAAGCCCGACCCAGCTCGTGTTCCGTGCCGTTCGTGGGGGCAGGGTTGCTCACAACACGTTCTGGGAGCAAGTTTGGACGCGGACAGTGGCCAAGGCCAATGACCCGCGTGAGTGCGCCAAGATCGGACGCACCCCGATTGGAAAGCACCCCCGCATCCACGATCTCCGCCATTCCCACGTGTCATGGCTCATCGACCAACGACTCCCTCTGGAAATCATCAAACGCCGCATGGGACATTCCTCAATCAAGGTGACTTCAGACGTCTACGGGCATCTGCTCCCAGACTTTCAGCAGCAGGCAGTATCTGCTGTGGAGAGTGCGCTGGGCATCGAGTCGTGAGGCAGAATCGGCGCATGACCTCTCCGTGCTGTCATGGTGTGCTGCTCCCGGTCGAGGACCGGTGGGTGTGCGCGCTGTGTGGTGAGGTGTGGACGCGAGACGAGGTTCTGAGGGGCAAACAGGCCCGTTAACGCAGAAAAGGCGCCCCGCCCCACCCGGTGAAGGGTGAGACGGGGCGCTGTGCTGGTGCGGGGTCAGGCGGTCGGAGTGGTCTCCGAGGCGGTCGTGGTGGTTTCGGGGAGTGGTGCAGCAGTGAACGTGGCGGCCGGCGTCGAGGCTGTGCTCGGAGCGGTCGTCGAGACGTCGGCGGTATCGGTCGGACTGGCCTCGGTCGAGGTTGCGGGTTCGTCGGCGAGCAGCGCTGTCGCGGTCACGCTCGCGTCCGGGACCGTGGTGGCCGGCACCGTCGCGGCCGTCGAGGTCGAGGTGGTGGGCTTCTGGATGTTGGATCCGGCCAGGATGCCCAGGCCGGACGTGATCACCGGGAACACCGCTAGGGCGATGGTGAGCCACTGTGGGGACGGAGCGTGAACTGCGGCGATGCCGGTGGTGATCGCGGTGAGGGTGAGGCCTGCGAGGGCTGCCGCAGAGAACACGGCGAGCCGGGCCTTGGCGGGCAGGAGCTTGAATACCTCCTGCGGGGTATCGGGGAGGTTATCGATGTCGGTGGTGTCAGCCATACTGGGTCCTTTCACTTGGTGAGCTGCTGCTTGAAGAGGTCGTAGAGCGCCGGTGCGAGCTGGGCCGCCACGGCGGGGGTGATCTGCGCGGCGAGGGCCTGCACCTGCGCGTCGGTGAGCGTCGGCGTTCCCACAGCAGCCTGGAGCTTGGCCACCGCCTCATCGGTGAGAGTGACCCCGCCGGCGGCCATCTCCCGCACCCGCTTGTCCACCCATGCGAGACGGTCCCGCAGTGCCCCGCTGATCCCGTCGGCATCCACATAGGGGTCGCGTACGATGCCGAAGGCACCGTTCGCGGCCGCGTCGATGCCCTGCAACCGGTCCCCAGCGGCCACCCCGCTGAGTGGCGCACCCCAGATGTCTCCTGCTGTTGCCATGTCTCCTGCTCCTGTCTGCGCCCCGGAGAGCGCGTAGTAGATGATGTTGAGATCGAGATTCCCGCCGTATCCGGCCAGTCGTCCGGTGGAGGTGAATTGCCACGCCCACGGGCGCGACCAGTTCCGCAGCCGCCCGTAGGAACCGACCGGCGTATATCCAGCCCGCACTTTCATGTCTGGGTAGCGGGCCACCCAGAGCGCGTAACTGGTACAGGATCGCCAGTCATGGGCGTTCTCGACGGCCTGCGACATGTAGACGACCGTCGGCTTCCCCAGAGCGCTGGCTACCGTGTCCAGCCATGTCTTCGCCCAGCCCACGTCCCCGGTATGACCAGGCTCCTCCCAGTCGAGTGCCACCTGCTCCACACCGGGACACACCGACCGCACATGGGCGACGAAGAAGTTCGCCTCTGCGACCGGGCTGTTCCGTGACGGGCGGGCGAAATGGTAGGCGGTGCGGATCTTCCCCGCCGCCCCGTCGAACTGGGCTCGCGCCGCCGCAGATACGTACCCGGCGCCCTCCGTCAGTTTGAAGAACCAGTAATTGGCGGAGATCCCGCGAGGGTTGATCCCCGCCTGATACGCCGACGTGTCCGGACCAAACCACGCCATAGAAACCTCCTTTAACGACGAAAGCCCCACGGTGGGCGGGGCTAGAAATTGAGATTCAGGGTGTGAGGGTCACTGGAATCCGTGCATCGCCCACACGACCAGGGCCGATGCGGCCGCGGTGATGATCGGGATGATGATTGTCGGCACCCAAGACGTGCGATCCACAGACGACTTCACCTCGTCCATCTTCTTCGTGAGGTTGTCGACCTTCTCGGGCAGATCTTCCTGTTTCCCCTGAGACACTTCGAGCACCTGCACCTTCCCCTCCAGCACATGCACCCGCTCCTGGAGATCAGTCACCTGCCCGGCCGCCACCGCCGTGTGCGTCGCAAACGCCCTCAGGGCGTCAGACAGCTTCCCCGAGAGCCCCTGGAGTGAGTCCCAGATGTCCCGGTTGGTGATCCGCACCGACCCCGTATCATCGCTCATCAGCATCTCCTCGATCAGTGCTCAATAGTCAGCGTGTTCGTCTGGATCATCACGCCATCGGTCGTGCTGAAGCTTCGCACCACATGACGAACAGTCTGCCCAGCCAGCAGATGCCGATAGACTGTGACGTGAAGCACCGAGTACTGTCCAACGCGGCCGCCCATCGGAGTCCACCAATACGAACCATCCTCCGCAGTAGATCCGGGGAGCAGGACGTTTTGGAGATACGAGGCACACTGTCCACTGTTCTTCATGAAGCCGTGAATGTGAATGCGGTAGTCATCCTCAACCGGAATAGTGATACCAGCGCCCGTGCCAGTCACTGTTCCGAAACCGCCAGTGTTGGAGAGTACGCTCTGGTAGTTGACGTTCACATCGCCGGGCGCGTTCTCATTCGCAGTGAGCGTCAATGTGCAGCCCCCGTGCGTTCGCACCCACGTAGTCCCGACGAGGGTGTAGTCGCCGTTATTCTCAGCGGTGTCGCCAGTGACGTGCGCAACAACAGGGATTCCCGTGGACCGGGCTAGCAAGCGACCAAGCGGGGAGTTGGTGAAATCGGGGTCTGTCAGATGGTCGAGCAGTCTGATGCGAAACTCGGGCACACCGTCATTGTGGATGGTGACGGACGTTGTGTCATAAAGCCAGTATGCATCAAGGTCTGCAACGCTCTCGACCGTCGTTGATCCGTTCCAGGTGCGGGACCTGTTGAACAGCCCGAAGTGGGCACCCTGGTCTACATCGGCAGCATTGAGGAACGCCACCCGTTGGCCCGGTTCGATGATCGCTTGAGCTTCGTCGTAAGTTGCTGTTTTCCCGTCTTCCGTGGCCATCGATGTTGATTGAGATGCCCGTACGCTCCCCGGCATCTCCCCGCTTTGTCCCGTGAAGAATTGGATGTTCCCCTCGGTTGACGAATCCGCGGTAGTCTCCGTGATCTCCACCCGGTTGCCGGTCAGTGCGGTCTTGAACCCGCCGACCAGGAGTGGGGTCTGCCCGGCGGTCGTGTCGAAGACACGATTCCCGGAGCTGTCGGTCTGGTGGAATCCGGTCGAGTCCTGCCAGGACCGCGGGTTCGTGGCCGATGACTGCACCACGCTGCCGGTGATCGTCACACCGTTGATGTTCGATGCGGTCACGTCACCCGCCCGAGTCCAATCCGACGCCGTATACGACCCCGAGGAACGACCAGTCGTGCACACGTACAGGGCGGCACCGTTCTTCCAGATGTCCCCCACCTTGTACGGTGGCGCAGGCTGCGCAGTGTAGGCCTTCACCATGCCCGCGGCCGTCTGGTAGGCGGTCGCCGCGTAGAGATACGAGGACATGGTCTGCACCGGTGTCACGCTCTTCGTGCCGTCCGAGTAGGTGACGATGTCCACGTAGTACAGGGTCGAGCCTGCGACGTAGCCGGGCTCGGTCGTGGTCCACGGCGACGCCGGAGCCGTCGCTGGTACCGACGGTTTCGATGTCCCCATGCAGAACCAGCGGGTCACCGATGACACGCCAACCCCGGTTGCCCCCGCAGGACCGGTCGCACCCTGCGCACCAGTCGCACCCTGCGCACCGGCGGGCCCTTGGAACTTCGCCCAGGTGTAGTCGGATGGCGTAGTTGAATCCGCAGCCGTGTAATCCGTGTATGAGCCCAGATACGTCGCCCCAGTCGGGTTGGTCGTAGAGAACCCCGTCGAGCCGGTTGCTGACGTGCTGTAGGCCGTGTGGAAGTACGGCGTCTGCCCGTCCGCGCCCGCTGCGCCGGGTGCTCCAGTAGCTCCGGTCTGCCCGTCGTCGCCCACGAACTTCGACCACGTGTACTTGGACGGGTCGCTACTGTCAGCTGCCGTCTGGTCAACGTAGACGCCGATCCACTTGTGCCCGGACGGGTCCTGGTCGAAGCCGGTCCCGGTAGCGGTGTCAGCGTAGGCGATGTGCGTGTAGGACGCCGCCCCCGCCGGACCAGTAGCTCCAGTGGCCCCCTTCGGCCCCGCGCTGCCGGTTGCCCCCGCAGGTCCGGTCGCACCAGTGGAACCATCCGAACCCTTGAACAGCGCCCACGTGTACTTCGACGGATCAGTAGAATCCGCATCGGTAAAGTCTGTATACGTACCGAAGTAAGTTGGGGCGGGAACATCAGCCGTATCCCCATCGAAATAGGTGCCGTCTGTCGGTGCCTGCTCTATGAGGAGCTGCTGCCAAGTGGCAGACCCGTTAGTCGTGGACGGTGCGTACAGCCGCACCCGCAGCGTCGCCGCACCTGCCGGGGCAACCCCCGTGATCGACCGCCGCCCATCCGCATCCGTCGAGTCCTGGAACGTCCCCAAGATGGTCCCCGTAGACGAGACCCAGTAACCAAACAACCACCCATTGGTGGGCATCGTCGGGCCCCCGTTGCGAGTCAGGGTGGCCGACGCGCAGTACGTCAGCCCCGGGGTCACGGGGATGCTCGGCCATTCCAGGAACCGGTCACCCGCCACGGTCGCCGCCAGGGTGACACCACCACCCGACACCCACGCCAGCGAGACCGACCCGTATGCGGGGATGTGACCCGACTGAACCAGGCGAGGATTCACCGCCAGGTTCGTCCGCTGCACGCCCCCATCGACCGACTCGGTAGATGAGGACGCATTCGCAGTGCCGGTCCAGGCATAAGTTCTTATGCTCGGGTCTTGACGGAACCCGGTACCATCCGCAGCATCCGCGTAAGCGGTGTGCACATAAGCGGTCGCACCCTGCGCACCAGCCGCACCTGGATTCCCAGTCACGACCACGGGGTCGGTCATGCTCGTGGAACCATCCCCGTGCGTGATCGTCGTACGCACCCAGATGTACTGGCCTGCTACCCACGCGGGAGCGGTCTGCGACCAGCCCGCCGTCGGCGCGGTCGCCGGGTCCGTCGTCGTCGCATACTCCGTCACCGTCTCAACGATCGCAGCCGACCCATCCACGATCTCCGCGACGGTCACCTGCACCGCCGTGGAGGGC